GCGGGTTGACTTTGGCAACGGAGGGCAATAGCTCTCCATTTTTCGTAAGGAGAAATTGAATCATGGCTGGTTCAGTAGAAGCGCCTTATGGGATGGTTCAAGTCGGAATACTTGGTCAAGGGTATAATACCAGTGGTCAAACGATGTATCCGTTGGGTTCCAATAACACCAACGCGATTTTTGCGGGGCAACCCGTACACTTCGCTGCTGGTGTTACGACGGCTATCGCAGCCACCCCAACGACTACGTTTTCGGCAACCAACACTCCCATCGGTGTTGCCTGCGGGTTTCGTTATGTAGACGGAACCACGGGGGCTTTGACGTTTTCAAACCATCTTGTAGCTAGTGCGATGACTGCTTCTGGACACTCTGACGTTCAGGTTTATGTCTGGGACAATCCTCGCGCTGTCTTCAAGGTACAGGCAGATGCCGCGATGGCTTCGACGGACGCAGGAAAGAACTCTGCTCTGACGAACATCACGGCGGTCAACACGCTCGACTTAAGTAAGCAGAGCAAGATGACCGTTGATGCGGACGCTGCTACCACCGCAACCCTTGCTGTTCGTATTATTGGGCTTTACGACGCGCCCAATAATGATTGGACTGATACATATCCCGATGTTCTGGTAACTTGGAACCCCGGCGTGCATCAGTACGATATGAGCACGTTGGCATAGGAGGCTAGATAGATGGCTATTTCAAGAGCGCAAATGCTGAAGGAGCTTCTTCCCGGCCTCAATGCTTTGTTTGGTTTGACGTATGAAACCTACGAAAATGAGAGTGACGAGATCTATGAGACGGAAACCTCGGATCGCTCATTTGAAGAGGAAGTCAAGCTGACGGGCTTCGGGCAGGCTCCGGTCAAACCTGAGGGGGAAGCAATCTCTTACGACTCTGCTAGTGAGAGCTTCTCGGTTCGTTACAACAACGAGACCATTGCCATGGGCTTCGCCATTACGGAGGAGGCTATGGAGGACAACTTGTATGATTCGCTTTCAGCGCGTTATACAAAAGCATTGGCAAGAGCCATGGCTTACACCAAGCAGGTGAAGGCTGCGGTTCCTCTCAATCAGGGTCTCCCAACTGTCAACAACTTCAACTCTGGTGATGGCGTGTCATTGTTTAACACGGCTCACCCGACTGTAGCTGGCGGCACCAACTCCAACACCCCGACCACTCAGGCCGATTTGAATGAGACCAGCCTTGAAGCTGCTGTTATTCAGATCGCCGGTTATGTGGATGAAAAGGGTCTGTTGATTGCTGCTCGTCCGCGTAAGTTGATTGTCCCGCCGAACAATATGTTTGTGGCTACTCGCATCCTCGATTCGGATGGTCGCACTGGTACGGCTGACAATGACATCAACGCCATTAAGAACAACGGGACTATTCCTGAGGGTTATTCGGTGAACCACTATCTCACCGACAGTGACTCTTGGTATCTCATTACCGATGTTCCAAACGGCATGAAACACTTTACTCGTGTTCCGCTCCAGACTTCTATGGACGGCGACTTCGACACGGGCAACGTGCGTTACAAGGCACGGGAGCGCTATTCGTTTGGCGTTTCCGATCCGCTTGGTATCTTCGGCTGCGAAGGTGCTGCTTAATTATAGGGGGGGCGTATGCCCCCCTTATTCTTTCTGGGTGTTACTAGCCCTATCGACTGACCCAGCAGACGCTATGACGACGGTGGGGTTTATCTCTCATAGGAGAATGAAATGAGTTCGACGACTTTCTCAGGCCCGATTAAAGCGGGGACCATTAAAGAAACTACCGGAACAGTGGTGGGCACCGACATGAAGAATGTCGGCCAAGTTGTTATGGCACAGTCCCACGCAATTGACCTTTCAAGCGGCGCTATTGCGGCAGGAGCCACGAATGTAATTATCCCAGCCAATTCGCAGATCATTGATATTGTCTTTGACATTATTACGGCTGCAAGTGGCTCAACCAACATTAGCGTTGGCAAGGTGGGTGGTTCAGCCACGGCGTTTGTTAATGCCTACACTATTGGCACGACGGCTGGACGGCAGTACCCAACGACAAAAGCTGGCGGTGCTTTGGCGTGGGAAGATGTTGGAACCAGTGATGTAAGGATGAACGTCACCAACTCAGCGGCTACATCCTCTGGTGAAGTCAGGCTTACCTTCCTGTATCAGCAGAACACCAATTACGCTTAAGGAACTGGAAGGAGGTTCTGATGACTAGTTTAAGGTCATTCACTTACACCTACTCAGGTTCTGCGGAAAACAAAAGTAACCCTGCGGCAGACACTGATGCCTGTGGAGATGCAGCTACGTTAACCGATGACCAGTTCTATATGCTGCTTGATGGCGGCATGGCAACGGCTGGTGATGGTGACGGCATCTGCACGTCTCAGAGCGTGACAGGGCAACTTAGTATCAACGGCGCAGACTCCGATGAAATCGGTGGAAAGCGACGTGTAAACTTTGGCGTGTCTTCGCCTCGTAGGGTTTCTATATCTTCTAGTAACAACAACTCAAGTTTGACCTTTACAGTTAAAGGGCTGAACGGGAGTGGTCTGGAAGTAACGGAAACCCTTACAGGGCCTAATGCTGCCAGCGTCTACACTGTAAATTTGTTTTCTCGTGTGGACATGGTGTTTAGCAGCGGTACGACAAATGCTGTAACTGTTGGCGACAATGCCGGTCATGTAGATTTTGGTAGCCTGTGCCGCCAAATAAACATCACGTCTGATGGTAACTCCAGTGCGATTACGTTTACTGTCAGTGGCCTTGATGTTTATGGTGCGGTGCAAACCGAAGACATTACAGGGCCTAACTCTGGCACTGCTACCGGGTCTAAGTTTTTCAGGTTTGTGTCCTCAGTTAAAGCGTCAGCTTCTGACAGCAATAGTGTCAGCGCAGGCGTGATAGCTGGTATCCGTATTATGATTAACAATCAGGATACGCGCCTCAAGAACTGGTACATGGTGCAAGCTGCAAATGCTGCTAAAGCAGAGATTGCTATGGAAGATGGTGCAACATCTTCTGCGGCAGGCAGTGCGTTGCTTACCTTTAATCCGGGCCAAGGTGACGGGGTGGTTAACTACCCGGACGTTGGTGGATCTGGAATACGGTTTGCTACAAGCATGAGTTTTGATATGCCGGTAGATGTGGATCTTCTTACCTCAGCCACATTTATGTTTGATGGCTGATAGTAAGTTGGCTGCTGAACTTATGGCGCATGAGCGAGAATGTGCTGTTCGGTGGGAAGCAATAGAAAAACGATTGGCTCGTCTTGAGTTGATGAGTTGGGCGTTCAACATTGCTATTGTATCGGGGCTGTTTGCAATTGTGATGAAGGTTGTCTGATGTCTTCTGCCCGTGACAAAAAAGTTGCGAAGGTTATGGGTGAGTATAAGCGTGGTACTCTTAAAAGCAGTTCAGGCAAAAAAGTTACGAATCGCAAACAAGCTCTGGCAATAGCTAGTAGTGAAGGAGATAGAGTTATGCCTCAAGGTAAGGGTACTTATGGGAGCAAGCGTGGTCGTCCCCCGAAGAAGGCCATGTCGAAGGGTGGCCCGGCAAAGAAGAAACCTGCTGGAAAGAAGAAGCAGGGGTTCAATGCTCGTCTGGATGAGTCATTAGGCTCACGTAACAAGGCCAAAGGAAACTTGGGTTCTCGCCGCCGCGAGAGCGAAGGCATGGAGAAGAAGATGGGCCGTAAGAAGTTTGCAGCGGTCAAGACCATGGACAAGGGTTCAAGGAAGAGGAAAGCCTGATGCCGACATTAAATCCAAAGACGGCCTCCAAGAACAAGGTCAGCAACCAAGAAGCGTATGGCAGCATGCCCGTTGAGGTTGAAGGCACGGGTGGTGATGTCGGGGAAGCCAAGCAGCGCCGTGTCGCAGCCTATGGCAACAACAAAGGCGGTAATGTAATCAGGCAGACCAAGGGCCTGTTTACCTACGGCCCTATGGCGTAGGAGGTTTGTGTGGCAGATATTTCTAGATACAGCCGAAATCCTAAAGTAGGTCGAGGTTACGATACAGCTTTGCCTGCTGAAAGAGAAGCGGAGTACACCAGAAGGGCAAGCCCTCTCGGTAAATATTCCCCTCGTGCAGCTATATTGTCAGGAGTAAGCAAAATGATTGATGCTTTCAGCGACGACGAAACGGCGAGAGGCAGGAGGCACGCAAGGGGCGCTGCTAAAAAAATGAAAATTGACGGCAAAAATCCTAAAGAAGGTGGCGGCATGGCAAGAGATATGCGTGATGGAATGGCTATGGGCGGGCGCACTCGTGTTCCCAGAGTAGACGATTCCAAGGTCCTTATGGAAGCTGGTGGGTACTCCGGTGGCTTGGCTGAGAGTGGTCGCGGCACAATGGCTGGAGAGATGGGCCGCAAAGGATCTATGTCTGTGCGTGAGGCTGGCGAGGATATGTTTGAACTCAGCAAGCGCAAGCGTGGTATGCAAGGCGGTGGCGCTGCAAGTTCTTATAACCGTCGCTACAACAACCAGAACAAGTAACCCGTCATGGCTGTTGAGACGACTGCCACTTTCAATCTTGATATAAACGAGATGGCCGAAGAGGCGTTTGAGCGTTGTGGTCTGGAGATGCGTACAGGTTACGACCTTCAAACCGCAAGGCGCAGCCTCAATCTTATGGGTCTTGAGTGGCAGAACCGTGGAC